CTCATAGAAGTGCTCGAGAAAACTGCGATAGACGGCCTGTTGCATATATTGCATACAGGTCGGCTCCATTGCAATAACTCGAGGAGTTTTCAGCGTTTTAGGAACTAAAGTAACCTTTACAGGTACTTCAGAACCAGGTTCGAGGAAGTCAACTTCTCCAAGCTGGTCGTAATAACGCCAGTTAGGGAGAAGATTCTCACCGGCAGGCAGAACTGCCTCGAGACGGTCGGTCCAGACTCGCTGATTGAACTTTTGGTTTCCCTTAAGTCCATCAGCGGTTGATCCTGGGCCGTGCTTAGGAACCACTCTTCCATAATAGACATCTCTGTCCATTTGGTCGAAAACGGTTCCAAACAGCATATTCGACACCTCAGCGAATTCACTCAATTCTCTGCGAGTGACTCGCTTGTCGAACATCCGGACTTCCTGCTCACACTCGATGTAATTCCGAACGGCAGCAAGCTCGCGTGCTGGTGAGCACTTGAGCTCCATCTTACCAAACATCAGCGTTAGCTGACGAATGGCGATGATAGCTTCCGTATCGGGGTTATCGAGTAACAAGCCACTACTCCGGTCGAACACACGGGCGAAGAAACCTCCGAGAAATCGGGGGAGCCTTCCTCCTCTTCCGCGAGCGAAAGAGGAGTCGATGCCCACCTCACCCTGGTCAAGCCACTTTTGGAGTGACTTCCCAAGGTTTGGTAGGGATATCGTTAAAAACGATATCCCCTCATGTTCGACACGCGCCTGGACGGTATTAATGTCCTGGCGGGCGCTCGTGCAGCACAGATCAGCGGATTCCTCCGCTAATCGGGACCAGAGGTACATCAGGCTTTTCATCGGCCCTCCTTTAATAGGGGGTTACCGAATCCATAGCCTATGTACTAATCGGTCAGCAGCCGAGGTCCAGCTTACGCTGTTCCACGGGTAGGTGTTCCAGCAATTCCTCCACCGTGATGTATACGTCCTCCATGGCATCGAAGATACCCAAGTTAATGGGACCGTCGGCGCCATTGGTGAACTGTACAGACACGATGAAGCGCATCCTGTGACCATACTCTTGCTGAATCCAGTTGGCGTTAGCCAACCGGGTCAAGCTGAGTAGCTCACGGTGTTGTGGGGAGAACTCATCCCCAAGGGACATGGACATTCCGTCC